TACGCTTTCCTTTGGTTTACCATAACGATAGCTTAAATACAGTTGTACTGCTCTCATATCGCCTTTAGCTACTAACTCTCCTAACTTACCTAATGCTTCGTCTTTGTCTATTATAGCATCTAATCGCTCTATTAGTTTCTGCTCTTGTGCTTTTGGTTTTCTACCAGCGCCTTTTCTTGCGCCTCCGTGATTTTCGCTCATATCTTTTATCTTGATAAAACTTGATTATTCAAGCTACTAATATATAAACATAATTATTTTTTTTTAGCACAGAGCTGGGTTTTTAACTGGTCTGTTTAGTTTAGCACCTTTTACTTCTTTTATTTTCTTTTGTGGTTTAGTAGCTTTTATTAGTTTGTTGTATGGTGTTAGTCTTGTGTGTATGAAGTTGTTTATGCTTTCTTCTTCCCAAGTGTTTATAGTGTCTATTATATCGTTTAGTAGTGCTTCTTTATATGTAGATGGGTTTTTTGTTTTTATCGTATCTGGGTTAAACTTTGCCTTTGCTCTTTTTCTTTTAACAGAACATAGTTTTATAGGTAGTCTGTTGTCTTTTATTATTAGGTTAAATATTATTTTATCTCTTTCATCTACTGATTTAAAATCGTTATAGTGATATATTGCAGCATCGTGTTTTATTCCTATCTCATCGCCTAATGCTTGGAACGTATATCCTAACTCTCTTGCAAGTCTACAAAATACTTTTCTTGCGTATGCGTATTCTCTTTGTCTATTGCGTTCTGCTATATCAAACTTGTAGTATTTGTTTAGTTCTTGTTTAATGTCTTTTAGTTTCATATCTAATCTATCTTTGTAAATTCTGCTGTTTGGGTTTCGTTTATTTCTTCTTTGTTGTTAAAGTATTGGTCTACTAATGCGTCTATCATTACTAACTCGTCTATGGTGGCTGTTTTTATTTTATGTATCAGTCCATCTATTTTGTTTAGTACGTTTATGCACATCTCTGGGTTGTTATGGTATACTGTATTAAACCCCTCTTGGTAGACTTGTTCTAATATTTGGTTTGTCTTACCTACTTGATACTTTACGTTTTGTTTAAACGCTTTGCTACCTTTTAGGTCATCGTTAGCCTCTAATAGTAACTGGCTTATTAGCACACACTTTAAATAGTTAAGGTGCTTGTCGCTTATTGGGTCTACTTGTTGTTCTTCTTGGTCTATATACGCATACTCATCTACAAAATCATCATCGTAAACACCAGCGTTGCTTTCTAATCTTTCAAGTTCTTCTTGTTCTATTTGTTCTACTTGTTCTTCTCTATCCATTTCTCTTGTTCGTTTCTTATGTATTCTATCTCTCGCTTTAGGTAGTCTGCTGCTTTTTCAAGGTCTTTTAGTTCGTTGTCTTTCTTTCCAGCTCTACAAACGTACTTAATTATATTGCCTCTATTGAAGTTGAGGTTGTAGTCTTTTATAAAGTCTATTACATCGTAGCCTTTTCCGTTTTCGTAGTGTAAGTATGTTGCTCTCATATTATAGCGTTATCTAATTGTTGTATAAGGTGTCGTATCTCACTACGTTCAAACTTGCCATTTATCTCTGCGTTGTAAGTCTTAAACGATAAGCTATACATATCCTTTTCTGTATCTCCTTTTTTTTCTTTCTTTCCTAAATACTCAATCTTTAAATCTAATTTCATTTTTTATAATTCTCCAGTTAAACAATAGTTATCTAAATCTGCACCCTCTATAAAGAATTGATTATATAGGTGTAGTGCTTTTTCTACTTTTTCTTCGCCTTGAAAGTAAAACTCTTCCGAGCAGTTAAATATACCAATATCCAAGCTACCCTTGTCTAATGCCAAGAAATAAAACTCTTTATGTGTCTTACCAAATAGATTGCAGTATAAGTAGCATTGTACATCATATCCGTACTTTTTAGCTGACCAAGAAAAGTCTTTTATGTTTGTAGTGGTTTTAAGGTCTACTATTCTATTAGTGGCTAATACATCTGCCTTGCCTCTAAATGGCATATCTAATACGTTGTCAATAGCTGGTATTTCAAACTCTGCTTTGGTTATTAGTTCCTTTGCGTGTTCGTTTCTGTAGAACGCATCTACAAGCCTATCAGCATCGTTGCGCTCCTTCATTGTAAACACTCTTGGGTTTTCTGCTTTAGCTTCCTTAAACTTCTTTGTGTTCTTGCTTTGCACATCTATAAATGTTTGTGCTGCAAATACCTCTGGCTCTAATATAGCGGTGTGGAATAGCCACCCATCTCGTAGGGCTTGACTTTCGCCACTACCATACTTCAAACTAAAGTTATATGTCTTTGGGCTTGATAGAAGCTGTTTAAGGCTACTACTACTTAAAGCAAGGGTATTTAGTTCCCCATAGTAAAAGGTGTCATCTTCCATACGTTTAAGCAGTTCTGCTCTGTCGTAGTATTTACCATCTAATAGTTTTATCTTATCCATATTATTCAAGGTCATAGTTTTTACAATCTTCGGAGCAGTATGTTTGTCCGTTTGTTTCTTTGTCGCAAGTTCTACAATTGCTTACTGCATCTGGTTCGTCTATATAGTGCATTTGATATTTGTTTAAGTCGTCTTTTAATTGTGTTATTTCTTCTTGTTGTTTTTGTATCAGTTCGTTCTTCTGTTGTCTAATTAGCTGTACTCTTTTATGTAGTACCTCAACCTCTGTACGCAAACCATTTACAAATGTACCTATTTCATTCATAGCTTTTATACAGTTGCGTAAGTCTTTGTTTAATGGCTTGGCATCTTTCCACTCCATTATCTTATCGGCTAAAAAATTAAACCACAGATTATATGCTTGCTTTTGTAGTAAGTTCATTAGCTACCATATCCAATCATAAACCCTAAACAAAACGTAAGGAAGGCAAGTAATAAAATAGATGCCATTACTACCAGCTGCCTTTGCTCTGCTTTTTTAAGTTCTTTTAATTCTAACTCTTTTTCGGTTAATACCTCAATTCTGTTTTTGCGTGTTTGGATATGTAATCCAGTCTTTGTCTTTTTCATTGTTATTGTATGTTATAAATTATACTTCTTATATATAGTTCTCTATCCTCTAAACGTTTCTTCATACGTTCAGTAACCCCTTCCATTTTATTAAGGTGGTGTAGCGTGGCTTCTATTTGTTGAAGCTCTTTTTTTAAGTCTTGTAACTGTGTCATAATATAAAGGGGTTTTTACACCCCCTTGTTTTTTGTTTTATTATAATGTTTAGTATAAGTTAAAATTATGTACAATAGCGTAATAGGTATCTGACTGAAATTTTGTGTTGTCTATTAATTTTTTTAGCGTTTTTTTGATTTCATCTTTATCAGCTACGCTGTATGTTTTAGACATTAAGCTTATTAGTAAGTTTACTTCTGTTTCGTTTAGTTCTTTTTTTGTTAATTCAGTTGTCATAATGTTTTGTTTTTGTTATTGTTTGATACAAATATACAACATAATAAACGTTATAAACAAATTATTAACTAACTTTTTTACGAAAACTTTACGAAAACTTTTGTCCTACTTCTTAAAACTGTTTAAATTAATTACTGATGCTTGTGCTTCGTCAAGCAAGTAACAAGGCTTTAATAGTTTCTTTTTAGTCCATAGCGTTGTGTCTGGGCAGTACATATCTTTCTTCTTCAAGTCTGTTAGATTGTTTAGCCAATACATATAATTACCTTTTGGGTCATTCACAAAGTATAAAGCTATCTTACCAGTTTCTATTAGCTTGTCGTACTTGTACACCTCTAATAGTTTTTCTTTGTAGTATTTGTTTCTGAACTTCATTTCAATTACTACTTCTGTTCCTTTAGGGCTTGTGCCTATTGCATCGTAATGCTCAAAGCCATCGCCAGTATGTGTTAAGTTCCATCCATCTAAATTTAAAAGCATTATCACAGCTTGTTCCCACTTGTGTACATTTTTTATCATTTATTGTATAGTCTGTCAATATCGGCTATCCATCGTTTTAGTTCTTTAGGTCGGCAACTGCAAATCTCATAATAAGCGTGATTAAAATACTTTGCGTGTAGCTTACATAATAGCTTGTATTGTGGTTGTGTTAGTTTGCTTGTAACCTCTGCCTTGAATTGTTCCCATTGTTTTTTGTGTTCTATTTCCATAAGTCTAAATCTATATCAGTCCACTCATTTAGTTTGCGCTGTCTTTCATCGCATCCGCAATCTTCTCCCCATATCTTTTTTACTACCCAACGTATGCCAGTATAGTAAGTAATGTAGTATACTAAATCTCCTAATTTCATATTAAAGTATTTATATCGTTTAATTTATTATTATCTATTTCGTATGTTGGTGCTTTTAAAGTAAACGTAGTTTTGTTTGTTCGTGTTCTTATAGTTCCTTCTTCATAAAATTTAGAACGTTCTAATAACTCATTTTTAGTAACCCATCCGCATACAGTTAAATTACTTGTTTTTTTATTTAAAGAACAGAATATATAAATATCACAATCAAAGTCTTTTTGGTAGGATATAAAATTATTAACATAGTAAGGTTTTACATCAACAGTTCTACCCATTGTTTTTACATCTATTCTTTTGTTTTTATATTTTAAATCAAATCCACCATCAAATCCATTTATTAGTTTTGTATCTATGTTTAAAAGTTCCTTTACTTTAACCTCTCCTAATAAACCTACATATTGTTCTTCTTTGTTGCCATTTGCTTTACTTCTATTACCAACATTGTTTGTAGACAAAAAATCCCAAACCATTCTCTTTGTTTCTATGTCTACATCTATGTTAATCATAGCTGTTCTTTTATGTGTTTCTTTGCGTTTGTGTATGTGTTGTAAAGTGAGTAATAACTTATACCAGTTTCTCTACTTAATGCTGCTACGCTTTTACCACTTGCGCATATCTCAAATACTTTTCTATCGTACCAGTATAGGTCATCTAATATGCCATCTATTTGGTCTTTGCGTTTAGCATATTCTACTTCGTCTATACCTAAATCTTCTGCTTGTTTTAGTTCGTCTATTTCTTCTATGTATTCTTTTATTTGCCTTGCTTCCTTTTTGTGGGTGTTTAAGTATATGCCTCTTAATACTTTCCAACAGTAGTATATGTTTACATCGTTATTATGCCATAGGTCTAACCCTTTATCTACATCTTGTATCAGTTGTATGTACATTTCTTGTACAATGTCCTCTGCGGTGCTTTTGTTACAGCCAAAGGCATACACTACCCTTAAC